GTTACAGTAACTGGAACTCAAACAATAACAGGAACGGTAGTAGTAGTTTAATGTCAAAAATAGAAGTAAATGAAATAACACAACAAACCGGCACAACTTTAACAGTTGGTGGTGGAGCCTGTAAGACTGCAACGGTAGATGCAACAACTGTAACTATTGGTAGATCTGGTGGAACAGTTTCATTAGCTAGTGGGGCTACTCAATCAGGATTTGGTTCAACGAGCGGTATTAGTTGGCAGACTTCTCTTAAGACATCTGATTTTACAGCAGTAAGTAACGAAGGATATTTTGTAAATACAAGTGGTGGTTCTAATATAACAGTGACACTACCTGCATCTCCAAGTGCTGGAAATGTTGTTGCAATAAAAGATTATGCTAGAACATTTGGAACTAACAAAGTTATATTAGCTAGAAATGGTTCTAATATGGATGGAAATGCAGCTAATACAGATTTAGAAACTGATGGTCAATCTGTTATTTTAGTTTTTATGGATTCAACAAAAGGCTGGTCTTTTATTAATGAAGATACTACAACCCAATCAGGAGCAGCGTTTGTAGCAGCAACTGGTGGTAATACTACAGCAACTTGTGGTGACTTTAAAATTCATACATTTACGAGCCCAGGCACATTTTGTGTATCATCAGCTGGTAATGCAGCAGGATCAAATACAGTTTCATATGTAGTGGTTGCCGGTGGTGGTGGAGGTAGTGGTCACTATGGTGGTGGCGGTGGCGCAGGAGGTTATAGAGAGGGATTAGGTTTAAATGATTCGTATACAGGATCTCCATTAAGAGCGCCTACAGGAGTTCCAGTTACAGCAACAGGTTTTCCAATCACAGTCGGTGGTGGAGGTGCTGGAGGTGCAAAAGATCAAGGTCCTTCAGGAGTAGGAACTACAGGATCAAATTCAATTTTTTCAACCATAACATCAGCAGGTGGTGGTGGAGGTGCTAATGGAACTGCAGGTCCAAACGTTCACGCTGATGGCCTTGATGGAGGTTCAGGAGGTGGAGCTGGAACAGTTCCAGGAGGATCAAGCGGTTGTGTCGGAGCAGGTAATACTCCTCCAGTTAGCCCTGCTCAAGGTACTAATGGTGGTACTGGTAATAGAAATTCATCAACACACACTCACGGAGGAGGTGGTGGTGGAGCAACAGAAGTAGGACAAAACGCTGGTGGTAATGCACAAGGTGCATCAGATTTTGGTAGAGGTGGTAATGGAGCAACATCAAGTATTAACGGAACACCAACAGCTAGAGCTGGAGGTGGAGGAGGAGGTGTAAACTCAACAACTAATACTCCAACTGGAGGATCAGGTGGTGGTGGAAATGGTGGAAGTCCAGCAAACACATCCTCTCCAAGCGTTCAAGGAACAACTAATACTGGTGGCGGTGGCGGTGGAATTAATGGTAATAATCCAATGCCTAATGGTGGTACAGGTGGCTCGGGTGTGGTAATAATAAGGTATAAATTTCAATAATTATGACAAGTAAAATAAAAGTAGATAACATATCAGACCAAAACGATAATAACATTATCAACGAAAGTGGTGATGTAATTACAGTTGGTGCTTCTGGTGATACAGTTGCCGTTGCAGGTAATATTGTAAAATCAAATGCATTACAAGCATCTGATGGTGGTAACATCGTAAATCAAAGTGGCACAACAATTACAATCGGTGCAAGTGGTGATACTGTAAGTTTAGCAAGTGGAGCATCACAATCAGGTTTTGGTAGATCAGGATCTGTTGATTGGCAAACAGGAAGTATTAAAACAAGCACATTTACAGCTGCTGATGGTGAAGGTTATTTTGTAGATACTAGTAGTGGCGCAGTTGAGGTTGATTTACCTGCGGGATCTGCAGGAGCAATTGTAGCTGTAAATGATTATGCAAGCACTGCAGCTACAAATAATATAACTATTGATTCTAATGGTTCAGAAAAAATTATGGGATCAACTGAAAATCATTTAATAAATACAAACGGAGTTACAGTTACATTAGTTTATGTAGATGGAGTTCAAGGATGGAAATTAGTGGACACTGGAGAGTCTGCAAGTTTTCCTCAAGTAGCAAAATTTACACAAGCCACTGGAGGAACAGTTACGACTGTATGTACAAATTTCAAAGTTCATACATTCACAGGTCCTGGCACTTTTTGTGTATCACAAGTAGGAAATGCTCCAGCTAACCCTGCAGGTGGCCCAGCTAATGCATCATTTTTAGTGGTCGCAGGTGGAGGTGGTGGACAAAATGGTGGTGGTGCCTATGGAGGCGGTGGTGGCGGAGCTGGTGGTTTTAGAACAGATCATCCCTGTGCAGCAGGTACAATACCTATAACAGCAACAGCTTTTCCAATTCAAGTTGGTGGTGGTGGAGCCGCCCAAACAGTAGGAACTCCATCAATTTTTTCAACAATAACATCAACAGGTGGTGGTTCTCAACAACCAGGTTGTACATCTATAGCTCCAGGTGGATCTGGTGCTGGATCTGGTAAGACAAAAACATTTGGAACGGGTAATACACCTCCAGTAAGTCCTCCTCAAGGAAGAAACGGTGGTGGACCACCTTCTGGTTCAGCAATATTTGGTGGTGGCGGTGGAGGTCACGGATGTGCAGGAGATTTTCCAGGACCTGGAAATCAATTTGGAGCTAACGGTGGAGTCGGTACAGCAAATACAATTACAGGATCATCTGTAACATACGCTGGCGGTGGCGGTGGTGGAGCTAGTACGTGGGCCTGTGGTTCACCTATTCCTAAAGATGGTGGAACAGGGGGATCAGGTATTGGTGGAGATGGTGGAAACGTTATTAATTCAAATCCAGTGCCTGCAACTATAAATGGGGTTGCTGGAACAACAAACCGTGGTGGCGGTGGTGGTGGCGGTGGTTGGTGTAGTGGAGGACCTACAGGTCCAAGTCCATTAAATCAATCAGGTACTGGCGGTGCTGGAGGTTCAGGAATAGTTATAATAAGGTATAAATTTCAATAGGTAAATTATGAGTGAAGTAAAAGTAAATAAAATTAGTCCAAGAACAAATTGTGGTACAGTTCAGTTAGGAGATAGTGGTGACACTATTACAATTCCTGCTGGTGCATCCATATCAAACTCTGGTACAGCATCGGGTTTTGGTTCTACAGGTGAAGTGTCTTGGGTAACGACGACAAAAACTTCAACATTTACTGTAACAGCAGGAGAAGGATATTTTTGTGATACTTCAAGTGGAGCTTTTACAGCAAATCTTCCTGCAGGAACTGCAGGTGCTTCTTTTGCAGTTGCGGATTATACAAATACATTTCAAACAAATAATTTAACTCTTTCTCCAAACGGTTCTCAAAAAATTGGTGGAATAGCACAAGATGTAGCTTTAAGCACAGAGGGCCAATCTGCTTATTTTGTATATGTAGATGATACAGAAGGTTGGAAAAATGTTATAGATTCAACATCAAACATAACAGGTAATCCATTTATAATAGCCACTGGAGGAACAATAACAACCTGTGGTAATTGTAAAATTCATACTTTTACTGGACCTGGTACTTTTTGTGTTTCTCAAGTTCACCCTTCTGCACCTAATAATTTAGTTGGTTATTTAGTAGTAGCTGGTGGTGGTTCAGGTGGAGCTTTTCCTAATGGAGGTGCTGGTGGTGGAGCTGGAGGTTTTAGAGAAGGACGAACAAACGCAACTACACCTTATACCGACTCTCCTTTATCAGCTGCAGGTCATCCAGTTTCAGTTCAAGGTTATCCAATAACGGTTGGTGCTGGTGGAGCAGTGCAACCTCACCCTTCGCCTGCAACAGGTAATTCAGGAAGTCCTTCAGTATTTTCATCGTTTACATCTGCTGGTGGTGGTTTTGGAACAGGAGGCCCAAGTGTGAATGGAACAAATGGTGGATCAGGTGGCGGTGGAGCTAGTGTTGGAAGTAGTAATGGAAATGGTGGAAGTGGTAACACTCCTCCAGTCAGTCCTCCTCAAGGAAATAATGGTGGAGATGGTAATGGAACTGACGGACAAAATAGTCTTAGTGGTGGTGGCGGTGGAGCCGGAGCTGCAGGCAGTGATGCCGATGCTTCTCCCCCAGGACCTGGTTTTGGTGGTCCGGGAGGAAATGGTGCAACGACTCACATAACAGGATCACCTGTAACTTACGCTGGTGGTGGTGGCGGAGGAAATCAAGGGGGATCAGATATAAATCCTTCTGGTGGAACAGGTGGCGGAGGAAATGGTGGACATTGTAGTCCAGCAGTCTCTGGAACAGCAGGAACAGCTAACACCGGAGGTGGTGGTGGAGGCGCTGGCGGAACGCCAGGAGCTACACATGGAGCTGCTGCAGGTGGATCAGGTATAGTAATAATTAGGTATAAATTTAAGTAGTTGAATGGTAATTAAAGTTAATATATAAGGAGAAACATTATGGCACATTTTGCAAAACTAGGAGCTAACGGAAAAGTTATTCAAGTGTTAACTATG